CCCCGGCCTCCTGCCCTACACGACCATGGCCGACACGATCGGCTGGGGCTACACCGCACGCCCCGCCCCGACCGTCACAGGCGGTGGCACCGCAACCGGGGGAGCCGAACCGTTCGGCAACGGATCCCGGCGGGCGATGCGCCGGGCCATGGGCACCCCGGCGTGGAAAGACCGCGGCGTCCCTCACCTGCGGCCCACCGTCGAGGAGGCTGCCGCGCTGAACGGGATCAGGCCCGGCCTAACCGTCCACGGCAAAGCCGGCTCCCGGTTCTTGCAGGTCGGCAACGTCGTTCCCCCGCCTCTGGCCGGCGTGCTCCTCGACGCGGTCCTCGGGCCAGCTGAGGTACTGGATCTGCCGCAGCAGCTTGCGCTCGACCTCGCCCCCGCCGCGTGACCCCGCTGGAGGGACGCGCCGGCCGTTACCCGGCGCGTCCCCACCCCCGACCCAACCACCAGGAGGACCCCATGACCAACCCGCCCGCCGCCGGCCCGGCTGCCCACTACCCGAGCGGCATTCTCGGCAGCGCCCACCCCGGCACCGTGGAGGACTGCCCGAACCTGCTGTGCGTGCAGGCGCGCGAAACCGCAGGCGCCCCCGACAGCACCCTGCGCGGGCGCATTGAGGCGGCACTGGAGGCCGGCGGCGTGTGCTGTTTCGCGTGCACCTGCGCGGACCACCAGCCCGACTGCGCCGACTGCGCGCATTACCGCGCCGACCTGGCTTCCGCCCTGCTGCCGCTGTTCGCCGCCGAGCGGGCCGCCGGCCGCCGCGACGGGCTCGACGAAGGCGCCGCCGCGCTCCAAGACGTCATCGACCGCGACCGCGCCCAGTTCCCCCACGCCCGCGGCCAGTCCCGCATCGCACTCGGGGGCGCCCGGCAGATCCTCATCGGCCTCCTCATCGGCCTCCTCAACGACCACGCCGTCGAGGAGGCCACCGGTCCGGACGCGGACACGACCGGAGACTGCCCCGGCTACGAGACAGCCCCGAACCGGTGCACCTGCCCGTGCGAGGGCTGCCAGCACAACTGCGCCGCCCACCACGGCCCGGAGACCGGGCTCGCCCTCGACCCTCAAGGGCACACGCCGGGGTGCGCTGACACACCCGGCATCCGCGGCCTCCTCGAGCACGTGGGCATCGACACCACGGGGCGGGACATCACGGTCAGCGGGAGCACAGTCGATGCCGCAGCGCACGACTCGGCTGATGCCCGCGCGGACGCCACCGGGGGGGGGGCAGGGATGAGCGCGCCCCTGCCGCCCGCGCTGGTGGCCTACCTGGTACAGCGGGACGCCGAACGCGCCGAAGCCATCCGCAGCTTCCTGGCGTCCCTCACCGACCGGGAGCGCGCCCTCATGCGCGAGGCCGCCGTCATGGGCTACGTCCAGGGCCGCCGGCACCCGCAGGACGAGGCCCACCCCAAGGACGCCGCCGTCCTCGCGCTGGTCGTGGACGCGTGCCTCGCGCTCCCGGACCTGTACCCCGCCACCAACCTCGTGGCCGCCGACCACACCACCGGAAGGACCGACCACCCGTGACCACCACCCCCTGCCCCGCCCGCCAGACCGACGCCGTAGGCGCAGCCCTGGACTGCGAACTCCCCGCCGGGCACGAGGGCGCGCACGAGGCACACACCACCCCCGACGTGACCGTCACCTGGACCGGGGGGAGTACCACCGCCACCGACCCGCAGCACGCGCGCGCCCGCCGCCGCCACACGATCCGGTGGCTACTCAGCCTCACCAGCCTCACCCCCGCCGGCCACGCCGAGCTGCGCACCGCCGTCGATGCCGAGATCGCCGACGCCGACGAGGCCCACACCCGCCTCGCCGACTACGAGAACCGCATCAGCTGGGAGACCACCTGCGGCGAGCACGCCCGGCTCCTGGACGCCTGCCGGGCGGCGGACGAGCGCGTCGAGAAGGCGGACGCAGTGCTGGTGCGCGTGCGGCGCCAACTCGCCGCGTCCGATGCCAGCGCTGATGCGCTGCTGACCCGCGCCGAGAAGGCCGAGGCCGCCATCGAGCGGGTGCGCGACGAGTGCGCGGCGATCGAGCAGGAGCAGTACGGCCAGCACGACGAGGACGCAGACGGCATGCGCGAGGCCGTGCGTCGCCTACGCGCCGCCCTCGACGGCACCGGGGACGCCGAGCCCGCGCCTGCCCCTCAGCCGAAGCCGCCGGGCATTTTCAGCGGCGTCCAAGGCCGCTGCCCCGCCTGCCGCCGTGCCGCGCTCATCCTCAGCACCGGCGGGTACATCATCTGCGGCCACCTCGAATGCCCCGACCCCGAAGCCGCCGCGAAGCTGCTGGAGCGCGACGAGCCGGCCGTGGACTGGCAGGACATCGCCGCCCAACGGGAACACACCCTCGGCCAGGTCCGCGCCGTCCGTGACCACTGGATCCGCAACACCCTCGAACCCGGCCAGGTGCGCCGCCTCCTCGACGACCTGACCCACGCCCTCGACGGCGCGGAGCCCGCTACCCCGGACCCCGACCCGTGCGACACCTACCAGCCGCCCACCACACCCGAGGACAGCGGCTACTGCGCCCACTGCGGCATGAGCGACTACAAGCACCGCGCCGGCCCGGCCGACCGTCGCATCCTCGCCGCCTTCCGCCCCCTGTTCACCCCCGAAACTCCCCACACGCCCGTGTGAGGCCCCGTGGCGCCCGGGTGGCACCAGGAGACCCGGGCGCCCTGCGAGGCCCGCACGCGCCCGCACAGCCGTTCCCACGACCCCAAGGAGACCCACCCCATGACCCCCGCCGAAGAACTCCGCGCCGCCGCCGCCCGCTGGCGGACCACTCACCCGGATGACGGCCTCGCCCACGCGCTCGCCGACCTGCTCGGGGCACTTGCTGACGACGCCGACATGTGCGACCGGATCAACAACCGGCGCCCGGCCGACGAGTACGCCACCCGCGTCATGTACGCGCCCGCCACCACCCGGGCCCTCGCCGTCGCCCGCCTCATCAACCAGGAGCAGCCGTGAGCATGTCCGTCACCGAACTCGCCGACCTACCCACCGCACCCACCGTGTCCCGCGCGCTCACCGAAGCCGCGCGGTACGCCGACACCGGCCCCCTACCTGGCGCTACGGCGGGCCGTGTACGGGGCGACGGACGCGGCCAGCTTCATCGCCGCGATCACCCCAGAGCACGCCATCGCCGAAGGCGTCGCGCTCATCGTGACCGCCGGGCTCATCGACCCCGAGGTCGACGCCGACTCCTGGCCTGACCCGTCATGGGGCGCAGCACACTTCGCCCAGCGGGTCCAGCGCGCCCACCAGGCCATCGGGGCATGGGCCGACGCACACACCCAGCAGCACTTGGCCCACCTGTTCGAAGCGGCAGCCGACAAGGCCAGTACCGCCGAACGAGGGGAGCAGTCGTGACCGACCACCGCCTCCCGGTCCGGCTCGTCGAACTCCTCGATCAGTGGGTCGACATCCGGGACCGCGCCACCGAATGGGACGCCGACCAGTGGGGATTCGCCCCCGACGACTGGGAGAAGCGCGTCCTCGCGAAGATGGAGGAGCAGCAGTGACCGACCACCCGCCGATCCGCACCGGCACATCCGCCTACGACGCGGTGTACGCGTACATCCGCGACCTCGGCGACCACATGCCGCCCGACGCCGCCCACCGCAACGCTCTCATCTGGCGGGGCGTGCAAATCGTCGTCGAAACCATCCAGGCCACCTACACGCCGCCGCCGCCCGGGTCCGACCTGGACGCCCTCCCCGAGCACCTGCGGACTCTCATCGCATCGGACATGCGCCCGTACACGTCCACCGCCTGCGAGACCGCCCGCGCCTGCTTCCTCGCCGGGGAAGTGCACCGCGAGCACGCCGACGAACTCCGGACATGGGAACAGCGGGAACACGCCGCATGCCGGATCACGCGCAAACAGGACATGGCGAAGTGCCTATGCGGTTGCCACGCGCCCGCCGTCGGAGTCGAGACTCCCCGCCTCCTGAGCATGCCCCTGCTCGCCGACGCCGACCCGCCCATCAACCTCGGCGACCACCTCACCGGATACGACGACCTGCTCAACGAGACCGACCGGTACGGCACCACCACCGGTACGCCGGCCGGGCAGCCCCCGGACGGTGCACGGTGAGACCCGACCGTGTGCGGCTCACCCTCGCTGAGCACGTGGCGTGGCTGCGGATCGTCCAGGCGGAAACACACCCCGGGCCGCGCCGGCTCATCGCCCGATGGGTGCAACCCGGCGACCTGGGACCCTGCGCAGTGCGGCTGCTGGACGAGACGCTGCGCGCGATGTGGCGGACACCGTGAACGACGAAGACGCCCCACTGCCCGGCGCCCCGTCCGATGAGGTGGGGCGCACGGTCAGGTGCGGCATGTGCGGGAGGGTGCTGCGGACGGCCGTGGCGCGCAGGCGGGGCGTGGGCGCGGAGTGCTGGGGCAAGACCCACAGTCGCCCGGCGGTCGTGCGCACCCCCGGCAGGTTCGACGTGGAGCAGGACACGCTACCCGGGGCGTGAATGGTTGTCACAGGACCGTCACACCGGGAGCGCATCGCGTGCACGTCTGGGACACTCAACCGCCCAACCCACGCCCAAGGGGGACGCATGCCCACGATCAAGACCCGCCGTAAAACCGGGTGGATCGCCCTGACCTTCCACTGGACCATGATCTTCTGCACGCTCGGGCTCTGGTACCCGATCTACGCCAGCCGCCGCCGCAGCCGCATCACCGTCACCCACATCCCCGAGGGGTACACCGGGCCCGTCCCCGGCCAGCAGCCGTACCCCCCGCAAGGCAACCAGCCCCCGCAGCAATACCCGCCGCAAGGGTGGGGGGCAGCTCGCCGCTGAGCACACCGCTCCCCCGGAGGCAGTCGTCCTCCGGGGGGAGCCGGGCGTCCTCGGTGGCTATTCCTCAGTGAGCATGTCGTACACGGTTTGCCGGGCGAGGCCGCTGCTGCCGATGATGGCCTGCTTGCTGACCTTGTGGCCGTCTTCCTCGACAGCTCGTGCCGCCCGGACGGCCTTCCTCATATAGCGCATGCAGTGTTCGAGGTGCTCACGTGCGGAGCGTAGTTCTTCGCCGAGCTGCTGGAGGGCCGTGAGCGCATCGATCTCCGTCTCGAAGATGAATTCGGGGTCGAGTGTCCAGTTGACCAGGACATCATCCTCGGCATTCCATACGGCGGGCGCTAGTTCTGCCATAGTTCCTCCAGGTATCTACCACTAGACACACTAGGGACTCAGCCGTGGAATGTCTACCACTAGACGCCCGTGCGGTCAGTGCCCGCCGCGCCGCCGCCTCGTGCGCGCGGCCTTGCGGGCCATACGACTGCGCCCGGCCCGCGTGATCCCCGCGTTGCTGATCCGCGCCGCCTTCGACTTGCTGGCACCCTTCCGCCGCAGAGCCTTGTACACGTCCTGCCTGGCGACAGCGACATACCCGTACCGGCCTCCGCGTGCCGACACCATCAGTGCCTCCCCCGCCGCTTCCGCCCGGCCGCGGCCATCGCCGCGAACGCCTTCTTCCCGTACTTGCGCCTGCCCGCTGCGGCTGCGACCCCGGCCGGGTTGCGTGCCCCGCTCTTCCGCGCGGACGCCTCCACCGCCCGGAATCGCGCCCCCGTACCGAGCTTCGGCGCCGCCTTCCGCCGTCCGCCCGACCGTCCTTTTCGCCTGGCCATCGTCCCGTCACCACCCCAACCAGCCACGAATTCGTGACCAAAACCACCGGTTGACCTACGATTTCACGGTAACGCCCGTGGTCCACCGGAGGAACCCATGGCACCCCGAGACATCCCGCCGCCCCCACCCAGACTGGACCAGCAACGCGACCGCCAGCACAAATTCCGTGCGCCCCGCAACCAAGACGAACGCGACGCGTGGGCCGCCGAACGATGGATCGAAGGCTGGACCTACCAGCAGATCGCGGACGCCATGGACCTCGCAGGCAAGGGCACCGCCTGGCAGAGCGTCCAACGCGGCCTGCTGCCCCGGCGTGAGGTCACCGCAGAGAACCTGGAGCGCGTTCGCGCCGCACACCGCGCACGCCTCGAAGCGGCCACCGAAGTCGCCGTCGAGATCATGTACAAGGACCACGTCCACGTCTCCCAGGGCCGCATCATGAAGGACGACGACGGCGTGCCCCTCATCGACGACGGGCCGAAGCTCGCCGCCGCAGACCGCATCCGCTCCCTGTCCGAGTCCCTGCGGAAGCTCGACGGGATCGACGCGGCGACCAAGTCGGAGATCACCTCGATCAACATGTCGCCGGACGCGGATCTCCTGGATCGTCTCCGGCGGGTGCGGGAGCGTGTAGCCGAAGAGGAGCGCCAACTGCGCGAGGGCGACGGGGGATAGCCGTGGCCTACCTGGAGGGCTTCGACGCCGAGTCCTTCAATATCGACCGGTACATCGAAGGCCTCCCCGACGCTGACCTGCTAGTTGTCGGCGACTCTGCCGCACGGTCCGAAGCGCGCCGCACGCTCACGCGCATGGACCCGCTCCTGTTCGCGTACCTCTACCTCGGGCACCACCTCAAGGACGCCGCCGGGAACATCACGTTCGGCGACGCGCACCTCGACTGGGCGCGCGCCGGGCGGGAGTGGGCGAAGCCGGTGACGATGCCAGCGGAGCAGCGGGACGCCTGGATTGCGCCCCGCAACACCGGCAAGTCCACGTGGTGGTTCCTGATCCTGCCGTTGTGGGCTGCGGCGCACGGGCACGTGAAGTTCGCCGCCGCGTTCGCCGCCTCCGCCACGCAGAGCGAAACGCACCTGGCCACGGCAAAGGGCGAGATCGACCGCAACGGGCTGTTGCGACTGGACTACCCCGATCTGTGCGCCCCGGCGAAGCGCCCGTCGGGGAACTCGGTCGCGGACACGCAGTCGATGTACATCGCGAAGAGCGGGTTTGTCTTCGCCGCCCGCGGTATCGACAGTTCCAGCCTCGGCATGAAGGTCGGGGAGCAGCGCCCAGACTTGATCTTGCTGGACGACATTGAGCCGGACGAGAGCAGCTACAGTCCTGACCTTGCGGCGAAACGGAAGACGACGCTCCTGGATGCGATTCTCCCGCTGAACATCTACGCCCGGGTCGTGATCTCCGGCACCGTCACCATGCCGGGCAGCATCATCCACCAGCTCGTCAAGCACGCCCGCGGCGTGGAGACAGCCGACTGGATTCGCGAGGAGGGTATCCGCGCCCACTACTCCGCGCCGATCGTAGAGCGCCCCGATGGGGCGGAGCGCAGCATGTGGCCTGCGAAGTGGCCCCTGGCCTACCTGCTGGAGATCAGGCACACCCGGTCATATGCGAAGAACATGGCGAACGACCCCATGGGCGTGTCCGGCGGGCTGTGGTCGGAGGGCGACTTCCGCTACCCCGAGCCCCCTGGGCTACTCGCGGACGAAGCACTGAACCGGGTGGACCGGCGGGACCCGGTGACGGGCGTGGATCCGGTGACGCGCATGATGCTGAGCATTGACCCGGCGACGACCGCGAAGCGCTCCTCGGACTTCACGGGTCTTGCGGTGGTGTCGTGGTCGGTGCAGCACCAGCGGTGCACTGTTCATGCGGCGTGGGCGGTCAAGGTCGCCCCTGGTCCCCTGCTGCGTGACCGGGTGCTGGCGATCCTCGATGAGTACCCGCAAATCGGGTTGATCCTGCTGGAGGTCAACCAGGGGCACGACACGTGGAAGTCGGTGCTGCACCACATGCCGGTGAAGGTGAAGCCGGTAGCTCAGACCGAGCCGAAGTTCACCCGGGCCGAGGGTGTCCTGAATCTCTACCAGCGCGGGCGGGTACTGCACGCGCGGAAGCTGCCGGAGTTGGAGCAGCAGATGTGCTCGTTCCCGAAGGCGCCGAACGACGACATGGTTGACGCGGTGGGGTCGGCGGTGCGCCGGTTCATCCCGCCGGCGAAGAAGGCGGCCCCGTCGGCTGCGACCGCGTCATACGTGTGACCTTCGTTTCCACGGGTGACCGGTTCGCGGTCTTGACTTCCGATGGCATTGCCTAACCGTTAGCCTTTGATTCAACGGTCTAGCGGGAGGTTCGCCTTGGAAGTCGATGCGCGCGCCGACCTCATGCTCGGGATCGAATGCCTCGCCGAGTCCCGACCCGCCTACGACAAGGCCGAGGCGTACCTCGACGGGAACGTCCCCGAAGTGTTCTCCTCGCGGCGCCTGCGCCGCGCCCTGGCCGCCGAAGGCGTCGACTTCCGCATCAACTTCGCGAAGACCCCCGTCACCGCCGTCGCGAACCGCCTGAAGATCACAGCCGTCAGCAGCACGGACGACGCACAAAACCAGGCCCTCACCGCCCTGTGGAAAGCCAACGAACTCGACATTGAGGCCCCCGACCTGCACACCAAGACCTGCGGGCTCGGCGACGGGTACCTGTTCGTGCTGCCCGTCGAGGACGACGCCGGCACCGTGACCGGCGCGGAGATGTACTACAACTCCCCGACCACCGTCCGTGTGATCTACCGGGAGGACCGGCCCCGGGAGATCGACTTCGTCATCAAGCGGTGGACCGAACGCAAGATGCTGCGCGCGGAAGTCGTGTACGGCGACCACACCGAGCGGTGGACAACGAAGCCCGGCGTCCGCGGCGACCAGTCCGCCGACTGGGATCCGTGGCCGGCCGACGAAGAGGACCCCGAGTCCTGGTCGATCCCGCACCCGTGGGACTGGGACCAGATCCCCGTGTTCCACTTCAGGACGGGCCGCCCCTACGGCACACCGGAGCACTACTCCGCCTACGGTGCGCAGAACGCCGTCACGAAGCTCACGACCACACACATGGGCGTCGTCGACTACCAGGGCGCACCCCAGCGGTACGCGCTCACCGAAGCGAAGGACACCGACGCCTCCGACCTCGACCCGTCCGATTTTGACGACGAGGACTGGCCGGTCGACGCCAACACCACCGGTCCCACCGACATCGGCGACGACTCCTCCCTGAAGTCCGGCCCGGGTGAGATGTGGCTACTGCGCGGCTTCAAGGGCGTCGGGCAGTTCGACCCCGCCGACCCGACCGCGTTCCTCGACCCGGCGGACTGGTACGTGCGCGCCATGGCGCACGTCACGGACACCCCGGCGCACATGTTCGACATCACCGGGGACGCCCCCTCCGGAGAGTCCCTGCGCCGCAAGGAGGCCCCGCTGGTCGACAAGGTGAAGGAGCGGCAGAAGCTGTTCGGTGCCACCTGGACCGCCGCGTTCACCTTCGCACTGCGCCTCCTCGGATTCACGGACCCCGTAGTGGACGTGCGGTGGGCGCCGGCCGCCACCGTCGACGACCTTCAGGGCTGGCAGGTCGTCGCTGCGAAGATCACCGCCGGGGTGCCGCCGTCGCAGGCACTGGTAGAGGCCGGGTACCGGCAGGAGCAGGTCGACGCGTGGCTGTCGGAGTCCGACGAAGCCGAACTCGCCCGCCGCGTGCAGATCCTCGTATCCCTGGCCGCCGCGTCGCAGCAGTTCGGCACGGCCGTCACCCTGGGAGTGCTCACCCCGGAGCAGGTCACCGGGGTCCTGTCCGGGACAGTCGCGGACGTGGAACTGCTGGGGCAGCCGGCAGAGGAGACCGCCTGATGCCGTACCGCAGCACGGACCTCCTCCGCTTGGCCCGCGGCGACCACACCGACCAGGTGCGGGCCCTGGAGGACGAGACGCTGGGGTTCCTCGCGCACCTCGATGACGCCCTGGATGACCTGGCACGGCGCACCCTGGCGTCGTGGGCGCGCGCGTTCGGCGGGCCCGATGTCGAGGGTGCGGGCGGTGCGCTGGGCGCCCTGGTTGCTGCGGTGCGGGCGGCGGTGCGGCGTCTCCTCGACCCCCTCGGGAAGCGGGCCGCTGGCGCACTGGCGAAGGCCTTGGCGCCTGCGGTGAAGCTGGGTGCCGCGCAGGGTGCCGCGTTCCTGCGTGCCGCCTCCGGGCGCGCGGTGGGCGTGCCCCGGGTGCGGGTACCGCGCGATCTACGCCGCGAGGCGGCAGCGGTGACCGGCGTGGTCGGTAACTGGCGTGACCGGGCCCTAGCCCTGCTGGGGGACGGTCAGGTGTCGCGCTGGTCGCACCTCCTCCACGCGATCGGTGCGGCCCGGTCCGCGGGTGCTGCGGTCCGCGGGCACGGGGCGTGGGTGCTCGGGCGGGCCGTCAACACCGGGCTCGCTGCGGTAGCGCAGGCCGCGGATCTCGCCCGGGTGTGGGTGTCCGAGGCGAACGCGTGCGTGCGGTGCCTCGCCTACGCCGGGCGCATCGCCCAGCCCGGCGGGTCGTTCCCGGGGGGCCTGTCGTGGGACCCCAAGCTCCGGGTCGTCGGCGCCAAACGCATCGACGGGCCACCGCTCCACCCGCATTGTTTTCCAGCGGGCACTGTTGCATCAGGCCCCGGCCCCCGCGCCGCGACTGATCGCTGGTACGAGGGCGAGATGGTCGAGGTCCGGACATGCGGCGGTCGCATCCTCACCGTCACCCCAAATCACCCGGTACTGACCAGCCAGGGTTGGATCGCTGCTGGCCTGCTTCGAGAGGGTTCGCAGGTAGTCGGCGACACTGCGCTTGAGTCGGTGCTTTCCCGTGACCCAGATGACTACCAGGAGCCAGCCCTCATTGAGGAGGTAGCGGGCGCGCTCAGGAGTTCGAGCCGCGTGCTGTCCGTGCGAATGCCAGTGACCGCCGAAGATTTCCACGGCGATGGGACCGATTGCGAGGTCGACATTGTATGGGCCGACAGCCTTCTGGGGGACCGGCTCCAAGTCGCTCAGCCATTCAGCCAGGAGGAGCTCGGAAGGGCTGACGTTGGACTGTCTGCGCTCACGAGTGAGGGCGATTTTCGCCCTGTGCTCGGCGGTTTGCGTGCTGCCACGCACGGCAGCATGGGCGGCTTGGATATTGGCGTGATGCTCCTCCGGCGTTCGAGCGTCCGCCAGGAGGCGATTGGCCTCTACCTGCCCGCGCGGTATGACTCCGGCCTTTTTGAGCAGTCGCTGAACGACAGTGCGGGCGACGCCTTCGCTATCCGCGATGCTCTTGACGCTCTCGCCGCTCTCGTACCGTTCGACAAGGCGGGGGATCTCGTCGACCACCCTGACGCGGATACCAACGCCTTGGCCGCGCAGGAAGTTGTACACCGCCTTACGGCTCACTCCCACGCTGGTCGCGAGGGAACTCAGGCTCTCTCCGGACTGGTAGCGCTTGACGAGGTCATCGCCGTTCGCCGGTTTCCATTTGCGGGTCATGTCTACAACCTCGAAACGTCGGGGGGTTGGTACATCGCCAATGGGATAATAGTACATAACTGCCGGTGCAGGGCCGTGCCGTGGAACCAACAATGGGCTGCTGACGGCGTGCCGTTCCCGCTCGCCCTGCAGCGAGAGGCGCAGCGCTCTGTTGCCTATGGGCGGACCACCGGTACCGAATCCCGCGCGTCCCGGGTGCGCGCCGCCGCGGAACTGCTTCGTACCCAACCCGGTCTTCTGCCCGCCGTCGAGGCCCGCGCCCGCACCGCTGTGCGGACCGGCCGTTTCCAGGCGGCGGCATGACCACCACCAGCACGGCGCCCGCGACGGGCCGCCGCACCACCAACCCCGTGATGGGAGATCACACGATGGGCATCCACCCCCGCATCACCGTCCGCCACGCCATCACCGCCCCCCCGTGGGCGGTGCTCGGGTACCGCAAGGACGGCCGGCCGATCCACCCGATCGCCGGAGGCGCCGAAGACGACGACGTGGTCATCGACGACGACCCCGAGCCCGGCGCCGGCGACCCTGCGGACGACGACCCCGAGCCGGACCCGGAGCTGGCACCGAAGCCGAAGCCGCCCGCGAAGAAGCCCGACCCGAAGCCCGGCGACGACGACTACGTGCCACCGTCCGCGGCGGAGTGGGCGCGCACGCAGGCCGCGCTCCGCAAGGCCAACGAGGACGGGAAGCGGCACCGGCTCCGCAACAAGGAGTTGGAGGAGGCCGCCCGCGCCAACGAGACCGAACACGAGAAGGCCGTGCGGGAAGCGCGGGAGGCCGGAGAGAAGCGGTTCCGGGAGCCCATGAAGAAGGCCGCGATGCGCGCGGGCCTTGCGGAGGCGCGCTTCGACACCCCGGACCGGCTCCTGAAGCTGATCGACTGGGAGGCGATCACCGTGGACGACGACGGTGATGTGATCGGCGTCGAGGCGGAGGTCGACCGGATCCGCAAGGAGTACCCGGAGTTCCTGCCCGCTGACAAGCCGAAGCCGAAGCCGCGCCCGACGGCGGCGCCGAAGCCTGCGGCGGACCCGAAGCCGAAGTCGTCGGCGGAGCTGCACGCCGCCCGCGTACTGGGCAAGTCTTGACATCGAAGGTATATTCATGCCATCGCTGCTGATTCGGTGATCGAATCAGCTGTGCACCTTTCTTGCGAAGGCGCCCGTGATGGGGCCCGAGCCACCACCGCTTCCCCATCACGGCTTCCGCACAGGAGACGCCTCGCATGCCCAACGCAGTGCCTCAGAGCACCTTCGAGTCGGTTGCTAAGGAACTCCTCGCCAACGCGGCAACCCTGCTCGCCGCCGAACGGCGCAGTTACGCGGCCATCGAAGCGGTGTGGGGCGGCCCCAGCACGGACGCCCACACCAACTTCATCGGCGTTGCCGACGCGCTTGACGCGCTCGCCAGCGACCTGAGGGCCTGAGGAGACAACCATGGCCACACGTGCAACCTTCGAAGACTGGATCCCGGAGGAGTACGGCTCCGACGTCATCCAGCGGATCATGCAGAACTCTGTCGTCGAGGCTGTCGCCTCCTCGATCCCCATGTCGTCCAACTCCCGCACCACGCCCCGGTCCGCCGGCATGGACGTCGACCTCGTCGACAAGGGCGGCACCTACGGCGAGGACGGGTCCACCAACGACGACGTGACCCTGACCGCGAAGAAGTTCGGCAAGGCCATCCGCATCGCCGAAGAGGACATCGACGACTCCCTCGCCGACATCCTCGCGGTGAAGATGAAGGACTGGGCCACCAGCTACGCGAAGATCCTCGACAACTCCACCCTCGCGGTCACCGCGGCCGTCGGCACCGGCGTGCCGTTCACGTCGCTGTACAAGCTCCTCGCGACCACGGACTCCGACCTGGGGTACACCGCGAACGACAACATCACCCAGACCGGTTCCGGCGGTGTCACCTACGACAACCTGTCGTCCAGCCTGGGCAAGATCGAGTCCGGGGACTACTTCGACCCGGCGGAACTCCTCGCGATCGCCCACCCGTCGTACCGGGAGCGGTTCCGCGGCATCAAGGACGACAACGGCGAGCCGATTTTCGTCAAGGGCCTCGCCGGCACCCCCGACACCCTGTTCGGGCACGTCGTCCGCTGGTCGCTCGGTGCCCGCACCTCCGCCACCGCGAAGTCCGCACCGACCGGGAACCCGCTGCTGTGCTGGGTCCACCCCTCCCTGATGCTCCTCGGCAAGCGCTCCGGGCCCGAGTCCGTGTTCATCGACGGCCGCGACGGCGTGGGCGCGCTCACCGACGAGTCGCTGCTGAAGATGCGGTCCCGCCGCGGATGGGCCTACGGCCACCCGGCCGGCGGCTCGATCCTGGAGAACAACGCCTGATGGTCGACGCCTGGGCGACCGCGCAGGACGTCACGGACGCCACGGGCGTCACCGTGACGGACGCGCAGCTTGCCCAGGCGCAGGCCGCGATCGAGGTCTTCTGCGGGCGCACCTACCCGGACACGGACAGGTTGCGGACCAGGGACCTCTACTGGCTGGGCCGGGCCGTCGCCTACCAGGCAGCGTGGGCGGCGGGCCAGTTCGGGCTGGAGACGCGGTTGGATGCCACGCAGATCCAGCAGGACCAGGTGTCGACCGCGCTGACAGGCGACGGCCTGGTCCTCGCACCGATGGCCGCGAGGGCTTTGCGGCGGGTGTCGTGGATGCGGTCCCGCACGATTCACGTGCGGGCCCCCATCGAGGGCTTCGGGCTGATCGCGGACCCGCTGTTCGAGGCCA